TCATCTGCAATATCATATAATGTGGCTTGTTGCTTACCGTCCGATTTTCTAAGTCCTCTTCCTATACTCTGAAGGTTTCTTATTCTTGATTTTGATGGACTTGCGAAAATAATATTGTGTAAATTTCTTATGTTTATGCCTGTACTGAAAGTACCAAAAGAAGCTACCACGATTGCGTCTTTTTCTTCTTCCATAATTGAACGTATATTTTCTCGGTCTTCCGTTTCCACACCACCATGTACAAAAAATACTTTACGACCATTTGCTTTTTCAGATATCATATCGTATAATATTTTTCCATGCTTTTCAACTAGTTGATATAATACCAATGTATTTGTATTTAAACTTATTGCTAAATTTCTGATGAATCTATTTCTATCATGGCAACCAATAAGGTAATCTATTTCTTCTGGATATGTCCAGTTTTTGCATTGTTCTGCTTTTTCTGGAGGATGTTTTAATACCAAACATTTGATATTTAATTCTGATATTTGTTTGTTTTCTATCAGCTGTTTGGTGGTGGTTACAGATTTAACAGGACCAAATAACCCTTCCAATACCAATTTGTGTGTTTTTGTTCCGTCCAATGTTCCAGTTAAACCAATTCTGTATTTTGTATTGGTACAGGAAGTCATAATTGTTGTTAATGATTGTGCTTTAAAGTTGTGTGCTTCATCACCAATAACATAATCAAATTGTTTAAAATAATCCGGAGGCATCTTATACAAGGATTGCCAAGTTGAGATATAAAGTTTCGCAGTTTCAGAAATTTTGTCTTTACCTTGATAAATTCGATGTATGTTTTCTGAAACTTCGAAACCATTATGACTTGAATAGTCTTGGAAGTCGGTATATAGTTGTTCTACCAAAGATGTTGTTGGTACAATAATTAAACCTTTAAACTTTTGATATGTTAATAATTGTCTGAATAATAAGTAAATTATTAATGATTTGCCAGAAGAAGTTGGTGATAACAACATTGCTCTGCGTTTTTGCATTGCATGTATAAATGCATTTTGTTGGTGTTCCATTACATTTATAGGTACACCTTTTGAGTGTAAGTTCAGAGAATCAAAGAATTTCTGCGCTTGATATACACTAAATTCATCTTCAGAATCTTCTATATCACACTTATAGTTTCGTTCTTCACAAAATAATTTTACGTAATCCAACAAACCCAAATATAAATTAGATGTATTGAGATTAAATAAACGTATTTTACCGTCCCAGATGCGATTCCGATAGGCTGGAACGAATTGATAACCGGGTACATAGAACGTGAAGTACTCTGATAGTTCCATCGCAATATGGCGTTCACATTGCACTTTGGCATATACTTCATCTTTTTTTGTGATTATGATATTACTGTCCTGCAACAAACTTCTCCCAGGATATAAAATCACGTAATTGCCAAGTTCTTTGTTTTAGTTCATTCATAACAGATTCAACAACCGAAACACACTCATCGTGATAGACTTTCTTTTCCAATAACTTAATCAAATCTTTATCAGCATCCATGTATGTTGATAGATCAGATTTAAGAACAAATTGGAAAGGTTCCCATCCAAATTCTTCTAATTCTTCTTGTGAAAGTTTGCCTGAAAAATATTCAGATTTAATTTTTTTCATGCGAAGGTAATCAAAATGTGCCTTTTTGCTGGCAATTTTATGCTTCGTCAGAATTCCCAAATATTTACTGTGTAGTGTGGGAATTTTAACCAATTCTTTGGATGGTTCGGTTTGGTCTATGACCGCATCGTTTTCCCATAATTTTAAAATAACTTCTAAAGTTTCCATTTTGTATTCAAAAAACAAATAATATGAATTATATCAGAAAAATATTATACTGTCAAGTAATTATATGATTGATATCTGAATGTGGCTGTGCAGGTTATTATTGTTTCTGCTGATAATTTGGTATCAAATTTGATATCTGACATTGATAAAGGGAAAACATTTGTGAATTGTAATCTTACAATTGGATTGTTTAATGCACTTAATACCGTTAATGTGGCATCAGAAAAATGTTTTACTTGTTGCAATTCTTTATTATGATCTCTTTTTTCGAATCCATCAGGATCGGCAATAGAAACAAACCAATTATACATGTCTTTCCATGATTGCAGTTCTTCATCTACCATAAAAGTTACATCTAAAGGACTGTATTGCAACTTTGTTCCTGGAGAAAACATATCCAAAAAAGGAGTGGCACGATTAACTTCACCCAAACTAACACTAGGTATATTTACTTCTTGGCAAAGATATTGTGTTGTTGGTATTCTAGCGAATGTCAACAAAAACTTTGTTGCTTGCAACGGATTGTTGTTTTGCGGTTGTCTAGTTAAAGCTGTCATGTTATCTCCTTATCAACTATTTAGGAGGCAAAAAAAAGAGGGACCGAAGTCCCTCTTTAAGAAATATCACTCTTAATGGTGATTTTTACTATATTTACATATAGTTTTTGACTTACATCAAATTTTTCACTTGGAAAATTCTGTAATATTTGTTGGAACGAGCTTTCAGAACACCGTTTCCAACGTCTGTGCCTTCTGCAAATGGGTTTGCAACCATGCCATAACGAGTTTTGAATCCAATTTTTGGTTGGAATGTAAACTGGTCAACTGCACGAACCATTTGTAATGGAACGTATGGGCAATAGAACAAGCCAGCGTCATAAGGAGAAGAACCCTTATAACCAATTGTCACCAATTCTTGGTTGGATGCATATCCACCAAAGTATGGATCAATGTAGACCTTGATGCGGCCGTGTAACATACCAGCAAATGTATTGCCTGTGTCATCAACTTGCAGGTCAGCAGACAGAGCAGGTGTATACTGGAGAACACCAGCCATAGCCATAGCAGAAGCAACGTCTGACGAAACGATCAGAACATTGCCTTTACCACGACGGGTTTGCTTAGCGATAACGTTTGCATCACGCTCGATTTGGAAAATCAGGCCTTTGAAACGCTCAACAGACCAACGGCCGTTGGAGTCTGTGTCTAAGTCGAAAGCGCCGGGTGTTGTTGTGCCATACTGAGCGCCAGGAACGGCAACTGTGTAAATGGTACGAATAACTTCACGGTTGATTTCGGCCAAAATTTCTGTGGACAGAATGTTAGACAATTCTGTTTCGGCATCCAGACCATGAATTGCTTTCAGGTCTTGTGCCAGTTCCAGAGAGTATTCGGCTTTCAGAGCACGGCTCTTAGCGGTAACAGTAACTTTCTCAATGCTGAAAGCCATCTGATTGAAGGCTGTTTCAGCTGTGGCACCCAGAGCTTCAGCAGAAGCTGTGGACATACCAACACCAGTTGTGAAAGCGTTAGCTGTCAACGAGGCAACTGGATTTGTGCTTGTGTCGCCTAAAGCACTGTTGGAGAATCCAAATGGATTTGTGCTCGAACGGACGCCAGAGAAAATTGTGTTGGCTTCGTTGAAGAAAGCTTCGTTAGAGTCTCCTGTACCAGCTGTGCCCATTTCGTTGTACTTAGCACGCATTGCAAAGATCAGACCTGTTGGGCCTGTCATTGGCTGAACGCCAGCAACGTCATAAGCAATCAGATTAGGCAGAGCACGGCGAACCAAAGAGATCAGGATAGGGTCAAAGTTTTGAACACCGCCACCTGTAACGTTGGTTGGAGCAGAAATAGAAGGAGCTGTCTCGTTCAGTTGTTGAGCGGCAGCTGTCATTTCACGCTGTTGGTTTTCTAAGATAACAGCAGTAACGGCCTTCTTGTATGGATCTTTAATGGAATCTAATTCTGGATGATCCAGAACAGGTTGCCATTTGTTTTGTAGTTCTTCGGATAGAAACATTTAAATATTCTCCTTGTTAGTTTCTAATTTGTGGTAAGTTTTATTTATTTTACCACAGTTTTTGAGATTGCGGAAGCGATAGCGGCGATTGTTGGATCAGTAGAAACGGTTTGTTTCTTATCTTCTTCAACAACAACTTCTTCGTTTAGAGCAGAACTAGAAGCAGGTTTCACCGATTCTGTGAAATACGATGTTCTCAGAGTAACCAGTTTTTCTGCATATTCTTCGTCCGTGGTAAACTCGACACTTTCTGCAAGTGTTTTCATTTTTTCCAGTTGAGTCTGCGTCAGGCCTTCACATACTGCATGTATAGCCTCTATTTTTTTGTGTTCGTTTAATTCTTTGCGTAATTCAACAGCAGATTGAATTTGTTCATTCAGATCATTTTCCAGTTCTTCAACTTTTGTTGTGAGTTCTTCAACAACATCAACTTTTTCTTCTGGAATGTCAATGTAATGTTCCATGAACAGGTTCTTCAGACCGCCAATGAATTCTTCTACGATTTCTGCACGTAAACCTTTTTCGATGGCCAATTGATTTTCTTTCATCCATTCTTCGGCCATGTAACTGATGTAATCGTCCAATTTTTGTGCCAATTCGTTTTTGGTTTCTTCAACAGCCAATTCGAATTGTTCAATCATGGCATTTTCGATTTCTTCAACTAATAGATTGTGTGCGAGCAACAACAGCGGATTCAAAAATTGTTGTGGCTTTTTGTTTGAATTCTTCGGAAAGATTTTCACCAGAAAGAAGTGCATCAACATCAGAATTAATTTCTTCTTTCATTTTATCTTTCTTCATCATGGATTTGATGAGCTTTTTATCTTCCTACTTCATCCTCATGACCTTCTTTTTCTTCAGCAACAATTTCTTCTTCTTTTGCTTCTGTTTCTGTTTCTTCAGCATAAGATTGGAATGTTGCACCAGGATTGGAAGTCATTGTCTGTTTTGCCAATTTGGCTTTAATACGATCACGGATGTTTTCGTAAGAAGTTGCATCAGCTTGATCAACAGAATTTGCAGAACCTTGTTCGGCAGGTTGACCAGACATTTTGTGCATTGGCTCAGATCCAACTGGTGGGCTTGCACCAGGAGGTGTTGCTGTAGGAACGCCTTTGGTGTAGTCACCAGCAGCATCGTCTTTTTTGTCAACAGTACCTGCAACTTCTCCGGCGTCTTTTGTGCCATAAGCAACAGCAGCCGAAAGTTTTTGAGCACCATCTTGGCCACCACGCTTAGACGAAACGTTGGCATCAAATGTTTCTTTTGCGCCTTCATTCATCAGAACTGCTTTAGCGGCATCAGCTAGATTTAATTTTCCCATGTTGAGAATCTCCTTGATTTTTATATTGGATATTTATAAT